GTGCTGGGCCGCCGTCGTGCCCTTGGCCGCTCGCTCGACGCCGCTCACGGCCCGGTCAATCGTGCTGCGTGACGAGTAGACGAATGCCTCCGTGCCGATCAGTAAAATGCCGGAATCCGGCAATTTTGAAATATCCTCGTTGATCTCGATGGACGATACCGCGCCGCCGGCCGCGATCGTCGTTTTTAGCGTCAGCGCAGGCGCGCCGACGAAATCGGTGTAAAACCAGACCTTCGACGCACCGCTATTCCAACTCGCCGCATCCAGCCAGCGATACACCTCTACCCCATCCACCACCACGCGCAGATCGTCTCCATCCGCCTGCATTTTCGCAGGAATTAGCGCGTTCGTCGCCAACGTCGCCGCCATCGGGTATTTCTGCGCGGCATTCGCCGACAGCCACTGGATCGGCACCCACCGGCGATAGGCATAGCCGCCCGTCCGATTCGTGGTCGGCTCGATCGTGTAAACAGGATACGCATCGTCCTCGCCCAGGTTGACGATGGGCTGCGTCTGCCCGCTCGCCGTAATGTTCCACGTGTCGGTTGCCTCGACCTCGGCCCGCCAGCGCGGATCGCCGTCCACGGTCAGCGTGGCGACAAAAACATCCTGGTGGCGCGGGTCGCTGTACAGACGCAACTCCTCACACAGCGCATATACGTACTGCTGCACGCCTGCGCCATTCTCCACGATCAACTTTTTCGGTGTCTCGTCCTCTGGATCGAACCAGCGAAATAATTGCGACCGCAGCGTATCGAGATTGGCATAGTCCAAAATTTTGATCAGCAGCGCCAATTTGTGCGCCTTGCGCGAAAGCGCCGCGATCACCGGCCACGCGCCGATCCGCTCCAGCGTCTCGACCTGCGCCGGCGGCAGCCGCGGCTGCGTCCCCTGCACGAAATCCACCTCATAGTCCGGGTAAAATGTGTTCCCGGCGAACGATATCACAGTCTCTATCATCTCATCGCCTCTCTACCCTCCACTCTCCACTCTCCACTCTCCACTCTCTACCCTCCACTCTCCACTCTCCCCCCTCCACTCTCCACTCTCCACTCTCTACCCTCCACTCTCCACTCTCCCCCCTCCACATCCCTACGTCATCGCCTGCAGCTCTCCCAGCAACCCGCGCGCATCCTGCACGCCCTCCAGCGTCAGCCCATAGATCGTCACGTGCTGCTGCGGCGCCGCACCGCCCTGGTCGCCGCCATTGCGAGCGATCAACTCGGACGCACTGGCCGTCGTCGCCTGGACGACGCGCCCCATCGCCGAGTTCAGTTGATCCATAAACTGTTGTGCATTCGGGATGATACGCCCCGCCACGTCCGGCACGAAAATCTCGGGTTGCCTCTCCCCGACCAGGTAGGCCATGCCCGCCGCCACAGAACCGCCCACAGCCATTCCCTGTTGCTCGCCCCCGCCGCCTGCGTGCCCGGGGGCGGACGTGGGAGTACCCTGTTGCTCTCCTGGCGCTGGCGCAGGAGCGCCGCCGCCGCCCTCTTCTCTCGTTCTGTAAATGTCAATGTGAACCGTTGTGATGATGTTGGTAATGTTTCCGATGGCCTTAATGTCCTCCAGTCCCGACAAAACTCCCCCTACAGCAGATCCGGCCTCAGCCGCCGCATTCCGCACGATATAAAAAGACGCTTCCAGTGGACCTGCAATCGTCCCGCCGGAGCTTGCGGCGATTCCTTTCAGTATTTCAAGGTCCGAGATCGTGCCGCCCGCTCCACCCATTGTAAAATTCAAAACATCCAGAGCTTTTCTCAGAATGTCGCTGGGCACTGTCGCCATGTACAGCATGGCCACGGACGTAGCCTCCTCTGCTAGTTTCACGTCGCCCAGGGCGACGGCAAAGGGCAATAGCGTTTCACTCGCAACGCCCTGCAGAGCTTCCTGAACGAGTGCGCTGCTGCCTGTGACCCCCTGGGCCAGTCCTGCCATCAACTCGCTGCCCAGACCGGCGAATACCAGCGACGGAGAGTGCATCAGCAACTTGTCTTGGAAAGCAAAAATTCCGGCGCTTGCCATCATACCGATTGCGCTTGCAAATACCGGCGTGCTTTCCGTAACGCCCTGCGCGGCGCTGAGAGGAGCTTCCCGTCCTGCATCCAGGTAAGTGAGTTTGGTTTTCTCTTTAACTTGTGTGGCGCTGTCGTCCAGATTTTTCAAAGAAAACTTTGTGCCCGAGAGACTCGCGACCAGTTCGCCGATACCGACCACGCCATCCCTGGCCGCCTCTGGAATTTTGCGAATGCCCATCTCGTATTGCTCTGCCGTGATCTGGCCTGCTCCATACGCGATGGCGAGGAGACTCTGCGCATCTTGCTCTGCGAATGATGCTGCCGTTGCCTGGCCGGTTGCCAGTAATAATTTACGTTTGGCTTCTGTGTATGCTTCGACAGAAGCAAACATCTCTGGCTTTATCATCGAAGCAGCCTGAGCATCCATGGCCTTTTCGCGCTCGGCATCCAGGGCAGTAATCTTTTCACGAATTTTAGCTATCTCGGCATCTTTGGCAGCCTGGGCCGCTGCGCTGCCCTTGCCCGCCTCGGTCGCTTCATATTGAATGTCGGCTATTCGTTGCTCGAGGTAGCCTCGCTCGCTCTTGGCATTTTCATCAAGCTCTGCTAGTTTTTCTCTTGACCCCTGCGCTTCCGCTGCCCTGACTCCAAGATATGCTTTCTGTCCAGCGTCCAGGGTTTCAATTGATCTCGCTTGCGCCTTCGCCAGTTGGCCTTCAAGATCGGCGCGGTCGGAAGCGTACTTGTCGTTGCCCTCCTTGATCTTCGTCACTGTTGAAAACCAAGCATCGGCTATCCTTGCCTGAGCATCCGCGAGTTTATTGGCCGCATCTGCATCTTTTTTGAGTTGTTCGTTGTACGACTTCGCAGCCGCAGTGATCCCAGAGAGTGACTGCACCGATTCGTTGGTCGCCGATGTCACTCCATCAGTTGCCCTGGTGAGCTCGTATTGCCCTTTGGTTGCCAGACGTTGAGTCCAAATATATTCATTGAGACCAGTATCGTTATCGTGGACCAGTTCACCTTGTCTGCCCTCTGTGTCAATCAAAACACCCGTGGCAGCATACGCACGTTGCATCTCGACGATGTAATCCTCGTAACTCGCGCTTGTTTTGCCAACCTGACTTTCGTGGTCTGCCATGGCATCGGCGAGCTTCTTGTCCCAGGTCAACAACAAGGCCACGGCGTCGGCGGCAGAGGCAATGCCCGGTGCGAGTTTTGTCTTGATCGCGTCACCCACGTCGTCGAGAGCCGCCTTCATTCGATTGAATGGGTCAACCGCACTGTCGGTAGTCCCGCCCACTTGCGCCATGAGCTTGGGTAAGTATTCCAGGGCCGCGTTGAGGTGGGCCGTTTTGATCTCCTCTTCGTCCAGTTCCTTCACAGTCTTGCCGATGCTGGCAGCATAGATCGCTTCGGATTTGGCCGCATCTACGATGATGCCGTACCGTTTCAACCCCTTCGTTGCGCCAGTTTCAAGAGCGCTGCTCATGGCCTCCAGAACAGACGTCGTATCACCCAACATCGGATTCAGCTTGGCGCTGGCAGCCGCCATCTGGAAAATAAGAGGGGCAGTTTCCTTGACTCTGTCGGCAAACACGCCTGTGGCGCCCGCCAACATTTTCAGGATAGCGCTCTGCATTTGCTCGCCATCCATCGTGCCATGCACTGCCTCGCCCAGCGCGCGTTCCATCGCGGCCGCTTCGTCGCCAGAACCGATCATGGTAACGAACGACTCGTTGAGCTGGTTGATCCGAGCGCCCTCTTCCCCAAACTCGAAAATCTGCTTGAACGTATCGCCGATAGTGCCGGCGATCTCCTTTACGCTCGCGAGCGCCGCGCCCAGCGCGATCGTTCCAAGGTCTGCTATACCTCCGAGCGAGCCCTCAACTTTTCCGCGCGCCCCCGCCAAGTCCTTATCCAGATCGCCCAGCGTTGCGCGAATTGGGATTTGTGCGGTCCCTAGTTTAGTTTCTGCCACGATTCACTCCTCCCCCCTCTCCACTCTCTCCCCTCCACTCTCCACTCTCCCCCCTCCACGGTTCATTCGCCCCTTGAGCTCCTCGAATTCCTCACGCCGTTTCTCAATCGGCTCATTCCTGACCGGCTTTTTCAGGTGGCTCAGCAGCCGCGCCAACGGCGGCAGCTTCCGCGCGCGCGTGAGCGCCGCCGTGTGCCAGGCCAGGCTGAGCGATTGCATCTGCTCCTGCCGGATCCGCCATGCCGCAGCGTCGAGCGCCGCGATCGTTTCACGCGGCGTCATGTCCCAGTACTCGACAACCGAGATGCCGAATTTCAACGCCTCGACCAGGAGCGCGCTAAAATCAAGGCGCTCCTGGTCTAGGCGTTTGGGGACTCGCGCTCCGCATCGTTTCGCGCGGTGTCGTCGTCGCCGTCGTATCGAATCACGACTGCAATGGATTCCATCACTGCGCGTGCAACTGCCGTGAATCCGACCTCGTCCATGATCCGGTACGCATCAGCGAGCGTGTACGCGCGCCCTTGCGGCCCGCCGGATTTTGAATCCCGGCGCGCTGCCTCCAGACCGATGGACAGCAGTTGCGCCACGTCGCCGATGCCCGTCGCGCCATTCACGAACCCTCGTGCGATTACCAGGATGGATTTACCGGTCGCGCTCTCGGCCTCGGCCAGCGCCCGATTCGTGAACAGGATGCGGTACTCAATGTCGCCACGTTCGATGATCGCCTCGCCCCGCGCGCCGGTCATGTCGTTATCTCAACCCACTCGCCGTCAATCGTCAGCGCGGTGGATACAGTTGCCTCGCCCTGATCCGGCCCCGCCTCGCTCAGGCTCGTGACCAGCGCCGTCGCCTCCTCGAGCGACACGCCGCCCTCCTCGCGCAGCACCTTGATCAGCGTCCCGTTGCGCATCGCGTCCTGGAGCGCCTGATACGCCGAGTTGCTCGGCACGTACAGCGCATCCAGCGAGATCGTCGCCGAGTACCGGCCCGGCAGCACACGCTTGGCCCGGCCGTCCTTCGAGGACACGTCAATCTCGTCTGTCGTCTCCTCGAACGTCGCGTCTCGCTGGCTGCCGACCACCTCGTAGACCGGTGCGCCCGGCGTGGCAGTGTTCACCAGGAGCAAGATATTCGTTCCATTCATTGCCATTTCAAACCTCCTCGATCGTGAATCTGACTGTTACGATTCGACCATAGGCGTCCTGCTCGTCGGCCACGATGGGCCCCGAGCATTCCGCCCATAACCACACAAACCCAGGAATCACCAACGCCTGGCGGTGAAACAATGCCCTCACCCGCTCGGCGATGGTCTCGATCAACGTCGCGCTCCCATCCGCCGCAGCGTAGCATCGAAGGTCGCGCCACAACTGCCGCCCTAGTGTCGTCTTGGTATCAAATGAAATGTCCACCGGCGCCCCCGCCGTCACAATGTACGGCAGCGTTGCATCCCCTGGCGCCGGATCGGTCGTGAACACTGCCGGCCCGCTGCGATACGTCGCCAGCAGCGCAATCAGCGTCGCGTCGTTCGCCATCCGGTCGTACACTGCCTGCGTGATCTCCAGCGTCATATTTACTTTCCTGCGATGATCAACATGATCTCGCGCGCGTTGTTGAAAACAGCCGGCCGCAGCCACGGGTGAGCCGGATATCTCCTCGTACCGATCTCGATATAGTACGCGCCGTGGTATTCGTTGTGTCGCCCGCGCAGGATTCCCACTCGCCCCTCCACGAAATCCTTGCTCATCTCGATCTCATATTTCACTCGTGGAGCCAGCACCTTTCGGCGATACCCCCGTCCTGACGCAGGCGTGCTGATGGACATCAGGTTGGCTCGCGCTTGTGTCTCGACCAACTTGCAAGCCACCTCCATGTCCTTCGCCACCTGCTCAGCAACACTCGCCTTCACTCCCTGCGGGTTCCAGTCCCTCCACACAATTTTGCTCATGGATTAACCGCCCTCCACTCTCCACCCTCCACTCTCCACACTCCCCCCTCCACTCTCAACTTCCCACCACCGTCGCCTCGTGCTGCACCTCCAGGCAATCAATCTCCAGATGCCGCCCCATTTTCGACGGCTCCCGAATCCCCTGCACGTCCACGATCAGGTCGTCGCACTCTACCCGGTCGCCGCGTGCAATGTCCGTCCCATGCACCACGTACAGCACGTGACTGATCGAGCGCTGTTCCATTTTCGCAACCT